GGTGCCCCCAGTAGGACTCGAACCTACGACCTGCGGATTAAAAGGTCCACGATTTAACCCCGTGACCGCGCTGCGAGCCGTCGCATGAGCTACCACCGAACACCTGGCCTCATTGTGAAGCGTGACTGGTCTGTCTGGTTTGACGGACGCCGCATCGGGCGAGTGGCACCGGACCCCACCGACAAGCGAGTCAATCACCGATGGGACTACTACCACGTATCGAAAACCACACTCGGCGACCTGCACCCCGAATGGCCAATGGAGCGACGAGTTCAGACCAGCTCTCAAATGGGCCTCGCAGCTGAGTCGCTACTTCAGCTCGACAAGAGGATCACGCGAGAGGCCGGCGCATGACGCGCCTGTTCTGCGCTACCTGCGGCGAGTTCGTCTGCGAGGTATCGGGCACTCCGCCGCCGGCTTCGGTTCGACATTGGTCATGCAAAACCGCCGACCACCCTGTCCGTTTTGGTGTAGATGTGACAGATGAGCACTAACGCGACTATTGATCAGTGGGAGATTTTCCAGCACGGCCAACGCCGATCCGACCTGACGATGTACGAGCGGATCAGGGTGCTGCGGACGTTCGAGCGCGAGGCCGGCCTCGACCCGACATTCGCTCAGCCACTCGATATCGTGCGCTGGTACGCCTCGCACCCTGAGTGGTCACGGAGCACCCATTACTGCTACCACTCCTATCTGTCGACGTGGTTCAAATGGCTTCAGGTGCAGGACATTCGAGTCGACAATCCGATGCTGAAAGTGGGCACGGTGCGGCAGCCGAAGCGCAAGCCGCGCCCTGTCGCCGACGCTCACCTGATCGAGCTGCTGAAGACGAACATGCATCACCGGACCCGCGTGATGATCCTGCTCGCCACACTTGCCGGACTCCGGTGCATCGAGATCGCGGCATTCCGCGGTGAACACGTCGACCTCGCACGCGGACGCATGCTCGTCCTCGGCAAGGGAGGCGATGAGAAGTGGGTACCGCTGCACCCGGTGCTCGCAGCCACCGCCGAGACCATGCCGCAACGGGGCTGGTGGTTCCCCAGCAACAAGACTCGGCCGGGGCAGCACGTCACCCGAAAGTCCGTGTCGCAATGCATCGGTGACGTGTTCCGGCGCGCCAACGTACCGGGCTCAGCCCACCCGCTGCGGCACTGGTACGGAACCACCCTCCTCGAGGACGGGGCCGACGTGCGAGTCGTGCAAGAGTTGATGCGGCACGGCTCGATCACCTCCACGCAGGGATACACCGGTGTGACCGATGTGCGGATGCGGGCCGCAATCGACAAACTGGACCTGTTCCGTGCCGTAGCCTGACCGACCATGACGGTGTTCCAGGAAATGGCGTGGATCCAACTGTTGATTCTGCTCACGCTGTGGGGCTTCGCAATCGACACTCTGCTGCGACGCCGACGGGCGCGCAAGCCCACCGCGCCGAACCCGAACGCACACCGAACGACGACCATCCTGCTGTGCGTATGTGCCGGCGTGGTCATGTTCGTAGTCGTGATCATGTTCCTTGCTCAGGTCACCAGCTAGCTCAGCGTCAGGAAGGTGCCCGACGCGGCGACTGCTCGGCCACCGGTGAGGCCGGCGACGTAGCCCTCGACGGTGATCAGTCGATCGGCTCCGGCAGCGGCGATGGTGATCGTGGCGGTGACGGCCTGTCCACCGGCCGGTGATGTGCCGACGACAACGCCGTCTGCGAGGACGCGGCAACTGTTGACTGCGTTGCTACCGCCGTAGGTCACCTGCACCACCGCCGTGGCGGCGACGCCGGCGGGCAGCACGAGTCCATTGTTCACCACCACCGAGCCGCTGCGCGCCGTCCAGCTCGTGATCTGAGACCACGTCGAGGCCGTCAGGGTCTGGTTGCCGGACTTGTCCATGCCGGCACCGGCGTACGCCTGCCACACGAGATCGTTGCCGATGTGAATGCGTGAGACCGGATCTGCGCCGACGTAGACGGAACTGACTGCGGCGTCACCTATATGGAGGGGCATCAGCCGACGATGAAGTAGGCGGTGGTGGCGTCCTTCGACCCGAGCGCAGCGTATGCGGCGGCGGTCATCTTGCGGACGTTGGCGATGCCGGCCACGTTCTGCACACCACCAGCGGGGCCGGCCGGGCCTTGCGGACCGGCCACACCCTGAGCACCTGTGTCACCCTTCGGGCCGGCGACACCCTGATCACCCTTCGGGCCGGGCACGGTCGACGCTGCGCCCTGCGCACCTTGTGGACCCTGCGCGCCTTGTGGACCCTGCGGACCCACCTGGTAGGGGCGTGTGTTCCACGCAGCGATACCGTTGCCAACCTTGAGAAAGCCGGTGTCGATCTCGCAGCCGATCTCGCCGGCCGCGAGTACCGGGTTCTGTGCAGTCCATTCCACTGCGGTTGCGCGGAGCTGCTGAATGCGCTTGCGGTCGGCCATCAGAGGGTGCCTCCATCGAGTAGGTGTGTCACGGTGTCGCCGGGGTGCCCGCCATCGACCAGACCCTTGGACGGGGCGAAGATCGTGCCGGCATCGGTGTCCCCGAGAACGATCAGCGGGACGGGGGTATCGGGCAGCCAATGCGCCTGCTCGTTCTTCGCATCGAAGTTCATCGTGACCGTCCACCGATCATGCTTGATCGTGTGCTCCAGGCTGCGGACACGGCGCACCGTCGACGCCCCTCGGAAGCGGACGACAACAGCATCGAGAGCCTGCAGTCGACTGACCAAAGCAATGTGCCGGCGCTCGGTCACCGCCAGGTGAATCTGATTGACCGACTGCACGTCGTCCCCGTACGCGTCCAGGATCGCAGTCGCCCACGCCTGGAAAGTAGTGCCGTATCGGTCGGCAATCAGATCGTCCCAATTGCCGGTGCCGCGCACGATGTCGAACGTTCGTTTCTGCAGTCCATACAGGTCTATCGAGGACTGCCGGCGATATTCGATTGTCCGAGTTTTCGAGTCGATGTTCGTCAGCGCCATAATCGGCGGGTCCTCACCGTCTGTGTCCCGACCGAGGAAGCTGTCCCTGTCCAGGTAGTGCTCTGTCACCGCAACGGAGTTCACCAATGTTGCAGTGTCGGAACCGGATTGGAGATCGAGCGTGTAACTCATGTCGCCTTCGCCGGGCACATCCGACAGGTCCAGTACTGGATTGACGGACAGATCGGATCGCAGCTGCATTCGGTTGTGCCGGTCCACGAACAGGTATGCCTTGCGCGTGTTGCGGACCATCATCAGCGATTCACCCAAGGTCAAACCGGGATCGGAATAGGACGGAAAGTAGTCCCACCCATCAGGTAGTGGTCTCGACCGACTCGTGTAGTCGACGCCGTTGATCACTACCTGCGCGCCCGTCGCTGCGACGAGCGGCGCGTACTCGATCAGTTGGTCGTAGGCCACCGGGCAGGACCCCTGTGACACGGTGCCGTGCGACGTGTGCACCGTCAGTTCGACTTGATCTTTCCTGTTGAACGAGTGGACGATTCGACGGGCTCGGATGGTCCCGGTGTAGACCACGGTGTGGCCGCCGTCGTGCTTGGCGATCAGACGGATGCGCCGGCCGACTGTCAGTTGGTCGCTGATGGTGTCGGAGATGAACCGGATGGTTGCGAGGGCGAGGTCCGCTTCGACGCTCTCGGCGGTGATCTTGTTGACCTCATCGAGCACGTCGGTGTAGGTGTATCGCTGCGCGGGGTTCTGCTCGACGGTGAGGGTGGACAGTTCACGCGCTGTCAGTCGCTCGACGCCGTAGTTCCCTGGCGATGTGAGGGTGACGGTTGCTGATCCGGCGGTGTCGATCGGGGTGACCACACGGCCACCGGCAGGCACCACGACGGACGCCAACTGCACCGCTCCCGCGTGGGCGGTGACAGTGACAGGGCCGGTGGCGCCCGGATCTGCGCAGAGAATCAGTTCGGCCTCGGTGGGTACGTTGGTGAACGTGGTTCGATTGCGAAATACTCTGCCTGTCAGGCTGATTGGGTTCTCGACCGTCAGGTTTACTATGTCCGGTTTCTTCACATACACCGTCAGTGGGTTGTCGGTGTAGACGGCGAAGAAGTCGGTATCGAGGGCACCCCAGTAGAACGACCGGTACTGCGCCTTGAAGGTGTTGCCGGTTGTGGATGCGTACATGGTGACCGTCAGGTGCACGCGGTCGACATCGGCGGGGATGACCACATCGGAAACCACGGGAAGCGTGAACACGATGTAGTTGTTCTGCGGGCTGCCGAACACGAACTGCTGCATCTGAGCCTGGTAGGCCAGCAGCTCGACTTTGTTGGTCGACTCGACGCCGTACTCGTCGGTGACCTCCTTGGTGCCCCACAGCACGGCACGCATGTTGATGTTGGTATCCGAGCCGTTCTCGTCCTCGGGGTTGTATCCGGTGCGGCGAATACGGAACCGGCCCGACCAGTTCAATTTCATGCCCTGCGCGACGGGTATGGCCATGCGGGAATGGGCCAGCACCGGGCCGATGTCGACGGCCTTCTGTGCTGTGCCGCTGCTGTTGACAGAGATCACCCAGTTGGAACGCGTGGACTTGAAAGTCCTTGCAGTGCGATCAGATTGGATACGTGTGCTGGTCTCGCTGTGGAAACTCAACCCGCGCGTGCAGTCGTAGACAATGCCGCCTGGCTCGTAGGTGCGTTGCGGCAGGGCGACGCCCTCTCGCACCCACACGTCGGTGCGAGAGGATTCGACTTGCAGCTCGACCATGGATCGGTCGATGTACCTAGACATTGATCACCCGACTCGATGAGCCGACTTCCTGTCCGTAGGCGTTGAGGACATCTTTGACCTCACGGCCGATCTTGACGGGATCTGCCATCAGGCCGGCCTCGACCTGCACGACGACCTTCTGTTTGATTTCCATGCCACCGGACAGGCCGATGTTGGGAACCAGCTCGTCATCGAACGCGGTGTACACATCGGTAGCGAGGGTCTGCGCGGCACGAACCAACTCTCGCTGCTGGGACTGCATGCCGCCGATGAAGCCTTTGACCATCGCCTGCCCGTGCGGAATGAGCATGATCCGGTCGGCGGCGATTCCCTTGCGGCCCTTGTAATGTCCCTTGTTCGCTGCTGCGATGCGGCCCAGCTCTGCGGCTGCGGACGCCACCGCGCCGGCCTGCGATCGGATGCCGGCGGCGAACGATGCGCCGGCCGCTGCGCCCTGGCCTGACAGGTCCACCGAGACGCCCTGTGCGGCGGCTGCCATGGCGGCGGCGGCACCCGCTACCGCGCCGGCCGATCCGGCGAGTCCGGCGGCGAACGTCGCGCCGGCGGCTGCGCCCTGCGCAGTGAGGTCGACCGTGAACGCCGACATGTCCGGTGGCGGTGGGGGAATGATCTCCACCGGTACCTTGATCGGCTCAGGGGCCTGCAGAGTGAGCGTGCCGGCGGTACTGGTGTCGTACTCCACCGGAACCTTGAGCGGGGGAATGTTCGGCTGTGAGATGTCGGTCAGCGTTGCCTCGGTCTTGATCTCCACGGGGGCGACCGGCGGCTCGGGTGCGGGCATCGGTGCCGGCTCGATCGGCACCGTCACAGCACCGGGTGTGAGGCCGGCGATCGCGCCCCCGATCGCGGACGTATCGGGGGCGGCGAGCGGTGGCGTGGGGATTGCATCGGGTACCGGCAGATTGTCCAGGGCAGTGGAGAAGGGGGTGGTGTCCGGTGGCTCCAGCGGTGGTGTGGGGATGCTGTCGGGCACGTCGCCGAACATCGCCTCGAACAGTCCGCTCGTGGAGAAGTTGCTGATGCTGTCGAGTACCGAACTTTTCATGGCGTCGGCGGCGTTCGCGCCCCACTCGACGGGGCCACCACCCATGGATTCGTTGCTCTCACGGAACGCGTCGTCCATCGACTGGAATGCGGCGACTACCTCACCCGAGATCCGGGTCATGTCGGCAGCGAATGTGGATAGACCTTCGATGTTGGTCGCGAGGTTCTGCGTGTCTACACCGGCGACGAACTCGCCGAACGCGTTGGCCATGTCAGCCAGGCCGGTGGTCACGCCGGACCAGTCGGTGCCTTGCAGGTCGTTGATGAAATCGCCTATGCCACTCGTGAATCCGTCGAGGTTTCCGGCGTCCAGGTAACCCATCAGTTGGTTGAACTTCTCGCCGGCGGTCACGAGGGCATCGCCGGCACCGTCGATGATGCCGGGGATGGCACCGAACACGCGTTGCGCGCCGGCGACGATGGCGGGGTCACCGAGCTTTTCGGAGAACCTACCGAACGCGGCGATGTAGGACGGGATGTTCCCGATCAGGTTCTTGATGTGCGGCTCCGCGCCGGTGAACATTTTCTCCAGCGCCGGCCCGACTTCAGCGGCAATGGCTGGCATTTTGCCCGACAGCTCGTTGACCAATCGGGCAGCGCCGGCGGTGACCACATCGAGGCTGGGACGGATCTGATGGAACGCGGAACCCACTGCCGTGGCGAGGTCGACCAGCGGCTGTTCGACCGGCTTGGCGATCTCCTTCATGGTGTCGATCACGTCGTTCTTCATGAACGAGAAGTGCTCTTGCACCCGCTCGGACATCGCAGCTGCGGCGATCGGGATCGCGGCGGCTGCGGCACCGAACGCCACAGCCATTGCGCCAGCACCGGCGGTCACGACGCCGAGAGCGGCGGCGGTGCCGTAGATGCCCAGCCCTACTGCACCGGATGCGAGCGGGGCTATGGCCAGTGCCAGGCCGGCGATCAGCGGGCCGGCCGACGACGCGGATCCACCCAACCGGGCGACGCCCGATGCCGCGCCGCGTGCTCCTGCGCCCAGGTTGATGGTGTCGTTGTTCAGCGCGAGCAGTGCGAGTCGGAATGCTGCGAGTTCTGCTGCGGCAGTGGCGGTGTCCAGGTCTACGTTGATGGTGACATTGCGGGGGACGGCCGCGAGGAATGCGGCCAGCTCTGCGGCTGCGCCGGCGGTGTCGAGATCGAGGGCCATGCGGGCGTTGCCGCGCGTCTGGTCGAACGCGGCCAGCTCTGCAAGAGCGCCGGCGCTGCGGACCTCCACGTCCACACGCACGGTGCGGTCGCGCAGAGATGCCAGCTCGCGGCGTACGCGGGCGATCTCGGCGGTGTCGGCTGCGACGTTGACTTTCGCTATGCCGTTGCGGACGCTGTTGATTCGATCCTGCAGGCGGGTGATGGCGCGGTCGTCCACGTCGACCTTGAGGTTGATGCGCTCGTTGCGGAGGGTGGTCAGCGCAGCTTTCACCTCGCGGATGGTGCGCGTCAGACCGGAGTCGTGGCCCTTGAAATAGATATCAACGGTGTTGTTAGGCATCGTCCAAGTCCTCCCGTAACTCGATGGGCAGCGGTAGCGGTTCGATGCCGTTGTCTGCCAACTGGCCTCGCAGGCGAGCGATGTAGTAGCGGCCGGCGATCTTCCACTCGTCCAGGCGCGCCACCTGTCGGTTGAGGGTGCCGTTCGACTTCACCAGTGCCATGACGTTGTCTGTCTGGACTCGGCCGCGCACGGAGACGACGGTGGCCACAGCGGTGGCGATCGCGCCGATGGCGGCTGCCACGATCGCGGCGATGTCCATTACTTCACTCCGAGTGCCGCCCACAGGCGCATAGTTCCGAAGTTGGAGGCAACGCCCAGCACGAACGCGAGGACGCCCACGATGATCGGTGTGGGCGGGACGCTACGCAGTGGAGCGATGATCAGGCAGAAACCCCAGAATCCCCACGCCAGGATGACAAACCCGTGGGCAATGAGGATCTGCCGTGGTCGCCACGCGCAGACAATGAGACAGGTACCGGTGAGCCCGAACAGGAACGGCCACACAGGGAATGCTGATTCGATCAGCACCACCAGCGTTTCCTGCCCCTCTGGCAGTGGGCGGCGCACCAGACCCTCGGGTCCTGCATAGAGCACGGCTGCTGCGACCGCGCCCAAGCCGCATAGCATCGACAGCAGGCGCGCCGCTGCGATCACGGCGCGTTCGTTCATCAGCGGCCGATCTTGCGCTGGCCGAACGCCAGCACGGCCATGATGCCGGCGACGACTGCGCCGCTGCCGAGCCCTTTCCAGTCGCCCAAGTCGAGCAGATCGAAGTCACCGCCACCGATCGTGTCTGCCACGAATCCGAGCACCGCTGCGAGGATGATCGCGATGAAGCCCTGGACGGCTGTACGCGATGCTGCTGTCTTCGCGGGCACTGTCGCGACCGGAGGCGGGATGTGCACCTCTTCGAGCGGCACGTTGCGATTGAGAGCCCGTGCGATGATCGGTGTCAGCTGCTCGAACCGGGCGTCGATCTCGGGACCCATCACGCGCATGATCTCGTGACGTACCTGATCGAGGGGGCCTTGCGGTGCGGTCATGATTTCTCTTCCATGAGCTGTGCCTCGGTGGGCAGGTCGGTACGGAGCAGGTAGCTCACCGCTGCGGTGGTGCCGGCGACGACGCCGATCACCACCGCCGTGGCGAACGTCTGGACGGTGTTCACAGTCCGAGCTTTCCGAGAGTGGCCGGCCCTGCGATGCCGTCCACGAGTAGGCCGGCGCGCTGCTGGAACTCGCGCACCACGGCTTCGGTCGCCGGCCCGAAGTCGCCGTCGACTGCCAGTCGGGAGTAGCGGGGGTAGTCCCGGTTCAGGCGCTCTTGGAGCCGGCGCACTGCGTCGCCGGTCGAGCCCCGCATCAGTAGTCCGCCGACGCCGGGATTCGGCACGACGACCGGATCGAGTGTCGGGGCGGTCGCACCGTAGAGGCCGAACAGGCCGGCGCGCAGCTCGTTCGCGAAGTCGACGTAGGCCTGCATCGGTTTGCCCTTGGCGACCTGGTAGTGCATCTCGTCCACCGGGTTGCCGCCCCAGCAGTCGCGGCCCCAGTCGATCAGTCCGCGGAACCCGACCTGGAGCTGCTTCACCCGCTGCACTCGATCGGCCGGCATCGTGTACCTGCGGAACGGGTACTTGTTCCAATTCAGATCAATTGCCGTGCCGGACTTGTGATTCGAGGTGTACACCGAGTTCGTCTCGGTGTAACCGCCCTCGTCCGATGCACCGCCGGTCAGCGGCTCGATGTCACGGTTGTACATCGCAGCGAAGCTGATGAGCACGAAACCGCAGTCGTGCGAGTGCAGGGGTAGGACGATGTTCGTTCCGGTGATGCCTCGCCGGCTGACCTTGCTCGGGGGGATCGAGGCCCATCCGTTCTCGGTTGTGACCATCAGCTTCATCTCTTCCGTCTCGGTACTCGTTTGTTGGCGACGGCCACGAATGCGTTGCGTTCGCGAATCGTCAAGTCGTAGAACACGTGTGGTGGTTGGCCAGTGAGCATGCACCACTGCGCGAGCTGTGCCGCCTCGGCGTCGGCTAGCTCGCGTCTTTTGGGGCCGACTCGTCCTCGTCGTCGCCCTCGATCAGAACCACTACGGCTTTGGTGGTCGTGGTGGACTGGAACTCGGTGAAGCCCTCGATCTCGGCCTTGCCCCATTTCTTGACCTGCTCGGGGGGCATAGGCCTGACGTAGGCCAGGGCGAACAGCAGGCCGTAATAGTCGTCCGGTTCGTGGATCTGCGAGCCGGTGAGAGACTGCACCCGCTTGACCTGGAGTCCGGTCAGGTTGTCGATCAGGTCACCCATTGCCGTCTTTGCTGCCTTGGCGGTCATAGTCCTGCCTCTTCTTTCTTTTTGATCAGTTCACGCCGTACGCGTTGCACGGCGAATGTTCTGTTGGCGTTGAGAGTTCGGTACAGCCACGGGTTCGGGGCCTGCCCATCCCATCGGGTACCGAAGTGGTTCATGCGGACGTAGATGCCGCCGGCGTGTGATCGCCGGCCGGCAGCGCCGGCCTTGATGGTCGACGCCAGATTGGACGACCGGCCTTTGAGTGACGCCCTGGTCCTGCCGCCGTAGCGGGGGGCCTGGAATCGACCCATGACCATCACGCGGCCGGTGATCTGCTCGAACGCCGGCTTGAGTCGTCGGGAGCTGGCCTGGAATGTGGTCAGCTTCCCGACGATCTCGTCTCGTCCGTCGATGCGGACGGTGATGGTTAGGCCGGCCATGTCGAGCTAGGCGACGATCCGCTCGGGCACACCGTCGATGGCCCACTCGATCTCGGTCTCGTGGGCTGCGTTGGCCTCACCGCCGATGCCGGGCTTGCGCGAGATCCGAACGTCACCGGCGAAGTGCGGCTGGGCCTCGCTCGGCGCGACGTTGCCGTAGGGCTTGATCAGGAACGGCACCGTCTGGCCGGAGTTCTCCCAGGCCATCGTCCACAGGCTGTCGCTGGCGTAGTCGTCGTACATGGTGCCGCGCAGGAACCACTGCGAGGTGTCGCCGGTGGCGGCGTTGGCGAAGGTGATGAAGTCACCATCCTCGCCGTCGTCGGGCTCGGCGCGGACCTCGTGCAGGTAGCTGTTGTACTCGGCTCCGTCGAACGTGATTTGAAGGTTCTCACCCTTCGTACCTTTGAACGGCATTGCTACACATCCTCTTTGAGGTTGATTGCGGCCGACACGCGGAGTTGCGCGCCGATGGTGGGTGGGTCTTGCTCTTCGCCGATCAGCGGGTATTCCGCGGAGTCGAGCGACATTCCGATGCCCGTCAGTGCGAGCGTGGCCTTTTCGATCATGTCGGCGCACTGGTCCTGCACGACGCCTGCGGTGCCACGGCCAGCGATGAGCTGGATGACGTAGTGCACGGCGAACGGGTCCGCGAAGCTCACGTCACCTTCGCCGTCCAGGAACGGTTCGGCCGGCACGACGATGGCCACCGGTGGGTTGATCTGTTTCTGTTCCCAGCCCTGGACGGTGAGGCCGGCACCGGACAGGGCTGCGAAGATCTCGTCTCGTGCAGTGTTGATTCTCATCAGAACGCCGGCACGTATCGACGGACCTGCCGGATGATCACGTGCATAGGGTCACGTGACGATCTGGTCTGACGGGAGTTACCGAAGGGGTCGATGCTCGTGCTCGGCCCCTTCGATACGTCCCACAGCTCAGCGGCCACGAGCAGGTACCAACGTTTGCGCGTGGCCGGCGGGATCGGCCGTACCGGATTCGCGCAGAACTCGTCGATCGTCTCTATGGCGATGGCGAGATCAGCCGTCAGCTGTTCGTCGTCGGCCTCACCGGCGTGGACGAAGGTGCGGAACTCTTCGACGGTGGGGTGCTCCACCGCCGGAGAGTCCTGCTCGGGGGCGGTCATGACTTACGGCTCCACCGGGAAGGTGATGGCGGTCATGCCCTTCGGCTGCTCGGAGTAGATGCCCTGGTAGCCGTACACCGAGAAGTCCTTCGTCAGGTTGATGATGTTCTCGTCCTGGAGCGAGAACGGCGCGCCGGCGCTTTCCATCGACGTGATCGCCTCGCGGGACGTGACGCGGAATGTGCCAGCCGGCAGGCGGTCTCCGACGACGCCGGGAAGGCCGGCCATGTTGAAGCCGATCTCGACATCGTCGGTCTGACTGACGTTGGCGCTGCCCCAGGTGTTCTGGCCGTCGCCGTTGACGTTGAAGATCGGCCGGCCGGTGGCGTCTTCGAGCAGTGCGATGTCCTTGTACACGTCGAAGCTGCACACGATCAGGTCGGCGCGCAAGCCCTTAGCGTTCTGGATGATCGAGTGCTTCGCGTCCAGGACGACAGAGATCCACTCGGCGGCGGTGGCCGGCTTCGCGACGACGGGGATCTCGTTGATGCCCTCAGCGCCACCCTTGGGCAGTGCGAGCATGAAGGCCTGGACGTAGTTCTCGTACGCCTCGGCGTACTGAATGCCCATCCACCGCAGGCCGGTGTCGAGGATCGGCACCTTCGAGCGTTCGATCGCCTGCCGGCTGAAGCTGGTGTAGCCGCCGACGGTGCGGACGGTGCCGCTGCCGGTGCCGAGCTTGATCTCGAGGTAGCCGAGATCGTCGCCCTCTGCCGCCTGCACGGTGATGGCACCGGTCTCGGAGATCACCTTGGCGTACTCGAAGCTGTCACCGTCCGGTGGCAGCGACTCGCGAGAGAACATGGTGGAGATCGGCCGGCTACGGTTGGTGAGCCGCAGCTGCTTCTCCAGCCACGCCGGCTGCACGACGCCATCTGCCATGACCTGACCCTCGTACGCTCGGGTCTCGATGCGCAGCGACTCCAGCTCGTCGTTGACGGCACGGATCTCGGCGATGGCATCGCGGTCGCCCTTGGCCATAGCCTTGAGCAGTTCACCGCCGGTGCGAACCTGGAACTCGCGACGGCCACGCGTCTGGGTGCCACCGCCGTCTTCGAGTACTCCGATCCGGCGAACCATCTCGGCGTTGTCTGTGCGCAGCTGAGTTACCTCGGGGTCGTCCTTGATGCCGGCGGCGACGAGGCGTGCGAGCTCTTCGGGGTCCATACGTGATTCCTGTTCTGTGTCAGCGTTTCTCACGCTCTCGATGACCGCGCCCTTGTAGGCGGGGATTTCTGTGATGGACACTTCGCCGAGTGCCGCTTTGGTGCGGACGAGCACGCCGTCGCGCGTCTCGTGGGTGCCGGGGAGGAAACCCACCGAGAAGTATTTGAGGACACCATCTCTGGCGAGTTCGAGCACTTCGTCACCACGTGCTGTGTTGGCGATGCGACACTCGACGTAGTAGCCCTCGGGTCGGTTCTTGCCGGAGATCACCGTGCCGATCGGGAGATCGCCACGTGTCTTCCAGCTGTGGTTCGCGTGCACCGATGCCGGCGCATCGTCCTCGAACACACCCAGTGCGAACGATTCGAGGTAGCTACCGTTCTTCGTGCGGATCTCGGTCGTCTGTCCGTAGGGGACGGCGATACCGGAGATGATGCGTGTCTGTTCGTCCACGACGTTGACAGGCGCACTGCGGATCTCTACCTCGGTATCGACGGCGGCGGTACGGGTTTCGAGCTGTGTGTATGTCATGCGGTGATCCTCAGTCGGTACCAGCGTCGGATTTGTTCTGCGGTCCAGTCGGGCCGGTTGTCCTCGGTGGCGCGTTCGAGGCAGGCGTCCATGCCGGGGTCGAGCAGGATGATCTCTGCGCCAGCCCGTCGATACTGCGACTGCATCAGGCGGGTCGGGTCGGTGTCGATGACCCATGCGTTCTCGACGCGGCCCATGAGGATCTGATGAATGGCCGCGTGGCGAGCTGCCTGGACGACGCGGCGCATCGACAGTGGGGTGTCGTGGTGGCCGGTGGAACCGAAAGCTGTTGCGAGCTTGTCGAAGTCCACGATGGTGTCACCGGGCTCGGCATTCTCGGTGATGTACGTGGACTTGCCGGCGCAGGGCGGGCCGACGATGACACGGATCATGCTTCGATCTCCTTCGGCTGGTCGACGCGCTCGGACGGAACCTGCTTCGGTGCCGGCTTCTCGTCGCCGTGGGGGAGCGGGTCCAGGCCGTCGCGAGCGCGCAGCTCGTTGATGGTGCGGGTGCCGTTCTGGACGTTGGCGGTATCGACCTCGGAGCGTGTCTTGCTGTCCATGCGCAGCAGGCCGGTCTCGTCCAGCTCGACCTTGTTGCCGCGTGGGATGACCTCGGTGAGCCCGCTCTCGACGGCGTTCATGTACTTCGCCAGGGTGGTGGTGAGGTACTGCAAGGTGGACTGTTCGAGATTCTGGTACGTCCTCGACTCGGTGCCACCAGGGACGAGCAGATCGAAAGCTGGTGTGCCGCAGATGCGCACGATCTTCCGGTCGATGGCGTCCTGCACTTGGAGCATCTGCGCATCGGCCGGCTTGAGCTGAATCGCGTCGTAGCTCAGGCCGGCAGCGAGCACGACGGCCTGACCTCGGTGTGAGCGTAGGAAGTTGTTCCACCGGTCCTGGAGATCGTCCTGCTCGATGTTCGACAGGTGCTGGTCGGTGGTGAGGATGCCGGAGGGGACTACGGCGGAGTCGAACCACTCGCGCTGGAACTCTGCCAGGGTGAGTGCGGCTCGCAGCTCACCCTGTGCGAGCTGGCGCGGGCCGATGCCGCGTGCCTCGCCGGTGACGGCGGTGTGCTTTTTGTGGACGACGCGGCTGCGTGGGATCTCACGGCCCAAGTGCCCGTAGCAAGTTCGGCCCCACGTGCCATCGGGAAGCCGCTCGCGCACGATCGTCATCTCGCGGGGGGAGGTCGGAATCAGGTTGACCGTCTGCGGATCTCCGACGCGGAGCCAGATGTACTCGCCGTGCAGGAACAGGTCATTGACCGTCGACTGCACGAACTCTTCCCAGTCCATATCGAGGTTCGGCTTGTTCACGATCGACGGGAACGCGCGATCGTCGAACGGGATCAGTCGTTGGCGTGCATCGCGGACGGTGGCACGCATCGAGGACATCATCGTGTTGGTCTGATCCATCGAGCGGGAGAACGCCGAGACCTTGAGTGCTTCCTGCCAGGTGACGCCGAGATCCATTCGGGGAGGAGGGATTACGGCCGGTAGCGGTGAGTCACCGCCAGCCGAGCCAACCGACCCGCTGCGTGTCTCCACGTCGGTGCCGAAGCCGAAGAACCTGCCGATTGCGTTCATTGCTGGGGAACGCTAATCCCATCCGTGTGATTCTCATGCGGTGGTTTTCGAAAACATTCTCAGCTGCGAGACGAACGGCTGCTGTTGCTCGGCCATGAAAACGCCCATGACCGTGGCATACATCGCGTCGATGTCGCCCAGAGATTTGTTCATGTCGATCAGCACACCTTGGCCGGCGTTGACGGTCACTGTTTTCGTCAGCTGGGTCGCGAGTTCCTTCTGGCCGGCATGCTTCGCGCGGCCATCCTTGATCATCGAGTGCACCGCCGACGTGGCGTTCGCGATGTTCCCTCGGGTCATGTATTCGGCCGGCAGGTGGTGCGTCTTGTCGAGCGCCAGGATCGTCGGCTTCATCGTCTCGGCGTCGGTCACGAACTTCTCCACGCGCACCGTACGGCTCAGCTGCACAAGCTTTTTCAGCAGCAGCTCGTCGTTGCCGAACGTGATCGTCGCGATGAGCTGTGTGTACACGACGCCGTCGTACTTGGTGGACGCGACGATCGAGACGTAGTTCCACGTGCGACGAGAGCGAGCGAACGAGATGATGAGCGGTTGCTTGCGGGCCGGCCCTGGAATGGGTCCGTACTCGCCGGCCAGCCATGCCGGCATGGGCATCCAAATGCTCTCGACGGACACGAACTCGTTGCGTCGGTAGCGCCGAAACGAGGACTCCAGCATGTTCTTTCCGCGCCGCACTTCGTCTGCCAGGCTGAGTCGACCGGACGCGATCGCAGGGTTCGCCTGCACGAGGGCCTGCGGATCGTAGAGTGCGAGGTTCGGATCTGCCTCCCACAGGAAGAATCCGAACCTCGGATCGTGGCCCTCTTCCTTCGCAGCAGCGGCGCGGCCGATGCGGTACAGCAGTTTGAGCAGCACCGAGTTGTCGTCGCCGGCCGTGGTGAAGCCGGCCACGAGGGCCTTCGGCTGAGCTGATGCGCCCAGGGTGAGCGCGTCCCACGCCTCGGGCTTGAGCAGGTGCAGCTCATCGAGCAGCATCAGGCAGCCGGAGAAGCCCTGCAATCCGTCGCCGTCGCCGGCCGCTTTCACGACATAGGTCGCCGGCCTTTTCAGGTTCCGCGACTTGATACCGCTACGGTCGGTGGTCTTGAACCGGCGTTTGAGCAGCGGAACGTTGTCGACGCAGTACCGGACCTTGGCGTACAGGTTCTTCGCCTGGTCCACGACGGCCGCGATCGAGATCACTTCGGGCGCTCGCGGCACCATCAGAATCAGTCCGTACAGCGCCATGACGGCACCGAGCACGGTCTTGCCGTTCTGCCGACCCATCGAAACGACGACCTGCTGATAGACGAGCTGGCCGGCGAGCGCCTGGTCGTGGTAGTCCTCGGGGTACTTCTGCAGGATCTCGCGGATGAGCCACTTCTGCCACATGTCGAGGCGCAGCTCGTCGCCGGCAGCGAACCGAAACACTTTCTCCGAGAGCCGAATCAGCTTGTCGGCCTCGGCGTAGTCGGGGTTCTCGATCGGTTGCGTGTAGACGCGAGGCAGCCACGGGGGGATCTCGTCCGTCCAGTTCTCCCGGTACTCCTCGGGCAGAACGATGGTCGGCAGCGCGCCGTCCATCAGATATTGGCGATCTCATCATCGAAGCCGTCGTCGTCCGACTGCTCCGTAGCGGGTTTGCACTTGCGTAGCTCCGAGAACAGCATCCGAAATTCCATCGTGAGGCCGGCCGGAAGCGCCTGCCCTGCCTTCACTTTCAGGTCCAGGAGCCGAGCGATGTGGAACAACGACGCCAGATATGGGGCCTCCGAATCGCTCACCCACTCGTTGACCGACAGGAACGACTCGATCGACCCCTCGTATGACTCGTTCGTCACGAAGCCCACAACGTCCTCCGTTCGACCGTGCATAAAATGCACTGGCCATCCAACCGGCATTCATCCGCAATGCATGAATATGCATCGTATTCTGTCCCACTCCCTGGAACTAGACCTCTGGCACCCTTGGGGGGTGTACATGCGGGGAGCCCCTCGGTGTCAACCGTCCCCGTTGCAAAAACGGGGAGCCGGTTGCCACCACCGATCATGCATGACAGTGGATGATCATGGATGGATGAGTATGCACTGCAATGCATTGACTTGTCGACTACGTCAATGCATCCTTGACACGTGAAGCGACCAATGGACACAGCCGAATACATCGCCTTCGTACGCCGCATCGTGAGAGCAGCAGGGCGCAGAGCAGGCACCGACATCGAGTCACTGCCACACCTGATAGCACTGCGCTCAGAGCTGGATGGGCAGATCACCGAAGCCGTAGCAGCAGTACGTGGTGATGGGTACAGCTGGGCCGACATAGCCAAGCGCACAGGCGGCACACGCCAAGCAGCGCAGCAGCGCTGGGGCCAGCTCACGCCGTGATCCCTGCGCCGAAGAACTCAGGATCGAACCACGTGCGCCGGCCGTCAGCCTCCACCTTGCCGCCCTTGCTGCGGTTGCACGGCAGACACAGCAGCTGGAGGTTGTCCAGCTCGTGCACCTTCACGATGTGCCACGGCACCACGTGGTCGATCTCGCAGCGGTCGTCGCTACCGCACTTGCGGCACACATAGCCGTCACGCGCTCGCACCGCCTTGGCCATGTCGTCCGGTATCGGAGGACGCCTATCGCTTGCCATACAGAGCCACCTCGATCAGGAGGCGACGCGCCTCGTGAGTGTTCTTGTTGTCATGGTCAGGGGGAATGGGCACACCAGCCCACACCATGCCGAGAGCGTGATGCTGCAACGCACGCTGAGCGCAACGAGACAGGACAGGGCAGCCAGCACACAGCTGCTCAGCAGCAGCCCGCTTCGTACGCCACTGCCCGCCAGCCACATTCGCATACTCATACTCATCAGCACGCCCTCGGCACAGACTCATCTCGTACGCGCCCCACAGACGCACTGATGCTCACCTTCGTGGTCGCGGTCGCTAACGCACACGTGGTCTATGTCGCCAGGATCAGGCCACTCGACATCGCAGATCATGCCTCGATCACCGGCTCGGGCTCAGGGGCCGGCTCATCAGTGACGACAGGCTCGCTGTAGCCCCACGCCATGACGCTTTTCACGTTGCCCTCGGCGTCATCGACCTGGACCACGATCATCTTCCGCTCAGCGTCATACGACACCGACGCAAACCGACCCGGCAGACCATCGAGCGGCACCAACTGGCCCGCCATCAGACCTCTCCTACCGGGCGGTGGCGCATGAACTCGTCCATACGCTTCTTAACCCCAGTCAGATCGACACCGGCCGGACCTGCGACAGTGCCGGCGTTGGGGTTGTATGCGGCGTTGTCGCTCCAGGTGAACTCGTGATCGTCGTGGAAGCCCACGTGCCCTGCATCGCGCCGGCACCGAGTGGGCTGGTCCATCTCGGTATCGAACGGAGCGCCATACCGCGACGGACACTGCGCCTTCTCCACGATCTCGCCGCCGTTGACCTCCACTGCCAGCATGTCGGCACCGTCCTGGGCGACGATGTGCAGCAACGATTCTGCGGCCGACTCCAACGACTTCCGCGCCGCCACGATCGAGCCAAGCGCCTCCGTGACTTTCCACCGGTGATCGTCCGTCTCGGGTAGCCGGGACAGCAGATGATTCGCCGCGCCCTCGATCACGATGGCAGGCCCCACCAGATCCGCTACTTGGAACGAGGTCGCATCGAGCAACGTCGCCAGCTCCTTGTCCATCATCAGAACAGCACTCCTTCAGGTTGATTCGGTTCTGGGTACGACCGCCGAACGTGGTCGGACCCGCACAATGTGAGGCCACGGGCGTAACGCACCGCAGCGGCCAGATACAGCTCAGCTTGGGGAAGATGGATGACCTCGCACGTGCTGAGTGGAGTGCAATACATGCCGGCCAGCAGCACCACGTCACGGTTGTGCGCGGCTGTCATCACCACGAACGCAGCCGCCGCCGGACGCTCGCCACGGTCGATCGTCAGCTCGAAGTCGTATGCCTCACAGAACTTCTCCACCGCACGATGAATCGACGGCGACCGACTGAACAACGTCACTGGCAAGCGGGCCGGAGACGACATCAGCTCACGCCCTCGGAGGCCAGGACCACTCGCCGCCCGCGGTTCCCTCGACAGCCGAGACGGTGTACTGCATGCCGCGAGGAGGGAACACGACCAGCTCCACCCAGTCCTTCTCGGCAGGGTCATCCTTCTCGTCGTGCACGTAGGTGATGAGCGCTGCGTGGGGATCGCCTAGCAGCTGTGGCGGCAGGCCTGCGTTCCGAGCTTGCGTGGGGTGCGGATGGTAGTGGACTACTCGTCCGATCGTGGGTTGCATTTCAATCTCCTTGTATCTGTTCGTCTCTCAGCGTTGCGCTGAGGGCTGTTGTGACGCTTCGTAGAGGGAGCGGAGGGAGTTGGGAGGGCAGGGCGTACCCCGTACCGCAAAGGCACGGGATCACCCGATCTCGGTTCCTTCGCGTCGGTCGCGTCGGTCGTCGGTCGGTTGGTGTGAACGCAAGCGCGGGGATTACTCGGCTTGCCGGGACTGGGATACTTCGAGTGCCTGATACACCAGCAACGGTGTTCCTGCCCGAGTCCGCCTTAACCAGGTCAGACACTCGAATCGGGATGGGTGCAGTGGCCCCTCTAACGGGCGACGACTACGCGGGCTAGGCGCATCACCCGTACGTGAAAGATCCACGGGCGCAGGGACAACGAGCAGGGATCAGTCAGGGCGGCACGTCATCACCACCCTCATCGAAGAGAGTGGGCGGCACAGCGTCACGCTCAGCGCGCGCCCGATCCTCCTGACACTCGGCGCAGATCTTGTCGACCGGCACCCACGCATTCGGATGGAACGGGCGTGCACACTCAGCGCAGTGCTCGCGGTTGGCGTGAGGGTCTATCGGCCGGCCGCGCCGCCACCGAACCTGCGAGGCATCGACACGGCCCGGTACCGGTTTCCACGGTCCACGCACAACATCGCCCATCACGCGCTCAGATCGCTCACAGGAACTCGTCCTCGTGAACGACGGCAGCATGGTCGGCATCGTCGCGATTCGCCACCACAGTGATGGCGTCGAGCAGTGAGCCGACCAGATGAAAGTCAGTGCCGAACTCGGGGAAGCTCATCAGCTTGTAGCCCCACCGATCCGGCGTCATCCTTGACCGCCAGCGAGGACGTAGCAGGCCCCCAGAGCGAGCAGGATGCACGCGAAGGCGCACGACGGCACCAACCACCAGAAGAACAACTTGCGGATCAACTCACGCAGCTGCGGGCCGGTGGGCCACTGCGGACGGGCTGTCGGCGTCACGTACCGGCCGGTCATTTGACGGCCTTATACGTCGCGGCGAAGATGTCCGGCTTGCACGGGTAAAACTCCCCCTTGACGCCCTGGATGATCCAGTCGCGCTCGTCCGCCCGATGGTCACCTTCGAGCGTTGGGATCACGATGAAAGGCGGCGCGATGTCGTCGTAGACATGGCCGTTGCTTCGGTCATGCTCGTTCTCGTGCCGCATTGAATGCTCGGCACCGCGCGGGACGTAGACGCATCCGGGCACCCATCGCTGAATCAAGATCGCGGAGCCCCAGTCGCGAAATTGGATTGCCTGGATCGAGACAGGCAGCTTCTGGAAAGTTTCGATTTGACTCACTGCGACACCGCCGGCTTCATAGCCTCGATCTCGTCGCGGTCGAACAATGCTGCTCCGGTGAGGCCTGGGAGCTTCTTTGCCGGTTCGATACGACCGGACTGGACCCAACGCGTGAGGGTGGCTCGGGAAACGCCGATGATCGACGCTGCCTCGGAGGACCCGATCAGCTCGTCTGCATTTGGCATGCACAAATACTTACAGGAAGGTAATTCATTGTGCAATGCACAGCGCGCAAACAAACCACGTGTCGGTTTACATATTGCGGTTGTCGGTGGGTAGTGCAATAGTTAGTTCATGACCAACGCAGGGGAAGTGAACAGCGACATCATGGCGAAGCTGGCCTTCGTCAAAGCCGATCGCATGCGCAAGTCGTTGACTGTGGCGAACGTCTCCGTCCAGGAGATGGCCGAGTACCTCGGCGTAACGCGCAACACCGTCGGCAACTGGATCAACGGGCGCATCGAGCCGTCGGTTCAGACGACGCGGCTGTGGGCTCTGCGGACGGGCGTGCCGTACACGTGGCTGGAAGACGGCGATACGCCGTCTCCAGCACCTCCGGTGCCCCCAGTAGGACTCGAACCTACGACCTGCGGATTAAAAGGTCCACGATTTAACCCCGTGACCGCGCTGC